GGCAGCGCCTTCCCGGCTTTCTCCGCGCCCCGGTGAGATCCCAGCTCATCGGAGGCCGTCATGGCAAATCAGTTTCTCAATGCCCAGGAATATGCGAACACGATGCTCCTGCTCGCCAAGAACCAGCTCGTCACGGGCAAGCTGGTCGCGGGCAAGTTCGAGAACAAGGTCACGGACGAGAACGGGCTGACCGTTTCCGTCAAGCGGCCGCCGCGCTTCGCCCGAAACGATTCGTCCGCGCTCTCGGCGGCGCTTGCGGCGCAGGACATCATCACCGGCTCGGTCAACGTCGCGGTCGACCAGTACGCCAAGGTCCACATCAGCGTCGGCGACATCGAATACGTCCAGAGCTTCAACGAGCTCATGCGGAACGAGACGATGAAGTCGGCCGCCTCGACCCTGGCGCACCAGATGGACGCGCACCTGCAGCGGCAGGTCGCGAAGTTCTCGGGCTACATCGGCACGGGCACGTTCAGCACCGACCCGTCGAACAACATCGGCTCACCGGCGGAGTTCAACCGGGTCCACACGCGGCTGATGAACAACGGCGTCCCCAACAGCGACCTCGTTGCGACGGTCCTGTTCGACGATGCCGAGGAAATCCGTGGCTCTCTCATCGGCGGCAACATCCAGGACGTGAACCGCACGGCCCTCGAGAAGGCGCGCGTTCCGATCCTGAGCGAGATCGACGTCTATGCGACCCAGCAGTGCCCGTCGATTACCGTCGGCAGCCGCGTCGCCGGTTCGACCTCGCTGATCGACAACGGCACGCTCAGCGTCAACTACCGCGACGTCAAGACCACGATGTACCAGACGCTGCACATCGACGGCCAGACCTCGGGCAAGACGATCGTCGTCGGCGAGCAGTTCACCATCGACAACGTGTACGCCTACGATTGGCGCAACCAGGTGACGCTTCCCTATCTGCAGGTGTTCACCGTGCTCGGCGGCGCTTCCACCGCGACCGGCACTGTCGCCGTCGGTTCGGCGCTTGGCACCGCGATCACCACGGACTCGGGCGGCGACATCGACCTCTACATCAGCCCTCCGATCATCGTCCCCAACACCTCGGACGGCGTTTCGACGGCGGCCAACACCGCGTTTGCGACCTGCAATGCGGCGGCGGTCGACGGGGCTGCGGTCACGCACCTCGGCGTCGCGTCCACGACCCGCCGCGTCCGCGCGGCCTGGACCAAGAGCGCGATCACGATGGTCTCGGCGCAGCTGCAGAAGCCCTTCACCGGGGAATCGAGCTTCGCCAACGACCCCGATACCGGCATCTCCATCCGCTACTGGCGCGGGTCCGACATCTCGACCGGCGCCCACGTCCATCGGTGGGACTGCCTGTTCGGCGCGCAGAACCTCGATCCGCTCATGGGCTACCAGATCAGCGGTTCGTAACGTCATGCTGGTCGGTGGTTTGTACCCCTTCCTCCGGCCAGCACTTCAAGGAGTGCTAAAGCATGGCTGACAATCTCTGGCTCGGAGCGGTTCGGAAGGGTCTCGCAGCCAACAAGCCGACCGTCCCCGACTGCTCGGCGGACACGTTCCAGTTCTATTTCGAGACCGACACCGGCAAGCTCAATTATGCTCCGTCGGGCGCGTCGGCGTGGCGCTCGCTCGGCGGCGGGAGCGCCGGCATCCAGCCCACGCCGACGGCCAAGACCGGCAGCGCGACACTGACCATCGCCGAGTTGCAGACGCGCATCATCACGGCAACCTCCGCTTCGGCGGTCGCGCTGACGCTGCCGACCGGGACGCTGACCGACGCAGGCGTGCTCGGCGGTGCTTCGAACAATGACGAATCGTTCGAGTGGACCGTCATCAATCTCGGCTCCTCGTCGGGCGCGGTCACGATGACGGCCGGCACCGACCACACGTATGTCGGCGCCGCGGTGGTGGCGATCGCGACTTCGGCGCGGTTCCGCACCCGCAAGACCGCGGCCAACACCTTCGTCACCTACAGGATCGCGTGATGGCAGACGAGTTCGGCAGGGAAGCGCCAGCGCCGTCGCAGGAGTTCCAGGCGCCGGAAGCGGGGGACGTCGAGAAGGGCTTTCCCTCGTTCCGCTACGGCCCCAGCGGGCAGAAGGGCGTCTTCCAGTGCGCGGCCGACGTGCCCAAGGGCTGGCACGACCATCCGTCGAAGGTTTCGGGCGCCACCGATCCAGCTAAAGCCGAAGTCGAGCCGCGGCGTCCCGACAAGGCGGTCATCATGAAGGATCTGCAGCGCCTCGGCGTGCCGTTCAACCCGATGACCAGCGCATCGACGCTGTGGACCCTGCTCAAATCGTCCCGCGAGGTCGCGGATAAGGCCGGCGCCAAGCCCAAGAGCGAGCTTCAGGCGCTGCGCGAGCGTCACAAGGCCCTGACCGGCAAGATGCCGTCTCCGAAGGCCACTGTGAAGCAGCTCCAGGCCGCGATCGACAAGCTGGAGCGGAAGTGATGGCGAAGCTCTCGAGCAGGGCGAGGAAGGCGCTTCCGGCCAGCAAGTTCGCGGGCCCGAACCGCAGCTTTCCGGTGCCGGATCGAAGCCACGCGGCCAACGCCAAGGCCCGCGCGACGCAGGCGGTCAACGCAGGCCGGATGAGCAAGGCGCAGGCGGCGAAGATCGACGCCAAGGCCAATCGCGTCCTCGGCAAGGGCAAGAAGAAGTAGCGAAAAGGACGCCGGGCCATGACGCTCGCCAGCCAGATCATCTCGCGAGCGTACCGGCGGCAGAACACCGTCGCCAAGGTCTCCTCGCCGGACTCGACCGAGCAAGCCGAGGCGCTTGCGCTGCTCAATCCGATCATCCTTTCCGCGCTTGGGAACGAAGCCGGTTCCGAGCTTAGGGACCTCACCATCGGCGGCCAGTTCGACCAGCGGGCGCTGACGACCCAATGGGTGCCAGCGGACGCGCGCATTGTCCTTAGCAGCCTCTCGGCCGCAACGACGCTGTACCTCCATCCCCGGCCTTACGAGGGGCAGCGCCTCGCGCTTGCCGATCCCGGCAACACCCTCACCGCCCACAACCTCACGCTGAATGGCAACGGGCGCCAGATCGAGGGCGCGGCCACCCTCACGCTCTCCACCAACGGCACGGTGCGGCAGTGGATGTACCGCGCCGACACCGGCAATTGGGTGAAGATCGCGAGCCTCGCCTCGTCCGACACGATGCCGTTCCCCGAAGAGTTCGACCCCTATTTCATCAACGCGCTGGCGATCGAGCTCAACCCGCAGAACAGCGAGCAGACCACTCCTGAGATCGCAGCCGCGATGAACCGCTCGCTTGCCAAGCTACGCGCCCGTTACCGGCGCAGGCGGCGCGTGCAGGAAATGGACACGCTGCCGCGGCGCGGCAGCCTGACGCAGCCCTACAGCAACGGGAGCACCCCGTTTTGGTGAGGGTGAAGCTCGGGATCACGGATTGGTCGCGGTCGGTCGCCCAGGAGCCCGACATCGCGCTCGGCAACCGTTACTTCGAGCAGGATCCGACGAACCTCGACGTCGAAGTGGCGCTGCTGACGCGCCCAGGCCTCAAGCGATGGAAAACGATCGGCTCGGGCCCGATACGGCAGTCCTATTCGCAGCCAGGCGCGTTCGACGAAGCTGAGTTCGTCGTTTCCGGCAACACGCTCTACCGGATCGACCCCGACGAGACCGAGACGACCATCGGGACGCTCGGAACCTCGACGGGCGGCGTCAGCCTCGCGGCTACGGACACTTACCTGTTCGTCGCCGATGGTGACTCGCTCAAATATTACACGACCAACGACTACGCCAAGGGGACGCTGACCGTCTCCGGGGCGATTTCGGCCGGCGAGACTGTGGTCATCGGCACGGTCCATTATGAATTCGCGGCCGATGTGACCACCGGGACGCCGGACGGGACGAGCGCCAACCCGTGGCTGGTCGCGCTCGGCGGCTCAGCCTCGCAGGCGCTGCAGCATCTTTTCGACGCGATCGGCAACACCGGCGTCGCCGGGACCGACTACAACTCGACCTTGACCGGCAATCCCGATGCCGCCGCCGTCAGCGTAACCGCCACCGTATTGGTCGCTCGCGCGATCGACCCGGGAACAGGCGGCAATTCGGTCACTACCACGGAAACCCTCGTCAATGGCTCGTGGGGCGGCTCCACCATGTCGGGCGGCGGCGGCTCGTCCTTCGCCTCGGTGGCGGTCCCGGACAACGACGGCATCGTTTCGGTCGCTTCGATAGCGCAATATGTCATCTGCGTCGTCGCGGCGGGCCAGGATAAGAACGGCCGCTTCTACTGGATCGAGCCGGGCGAGACGACCATCGACCCGCTGAATTACGCGACGAACGAACGCTCACCAGATTCGACGACTGACGCGATCGTGGCCGGCGACCAGGTGTGGTTCCCCGGGCAGGATTCGATCGAGGTCTGGTATCCGGCGGGCGATCCGCTGATCCCGTTCCTTCGCCAGCAGGGCCGTTTGTTCGAGCGCGGCGCATGGCCGGGAACCGTGTTCCGGATCGGCGAGAGCATGATGCTGGTCGATTCGACCGGCAGCGTGTGGCAGGTGACGGACGCCCCGCGGCTCGTTTCGACGCCGGGGATCGCGCAGCGTATCCGCGAAGCGATCAACGCCGACAGGGCGGCCTGACATGGCCCTGACCTTCGACAAGCAGCTGACCAACGAGTTCTTCGCGACGCTTGCCTATACGTCGCCCAACGGCCGCTATCGGGTCATTCCGCCGCAAAGCCCCTTCTCCATCCTCGACATGGCGGGGCCGACTTACACCTACAACACGCCCTCGAACGCGCTAGATTTCGACCAGCTCGACGCTTCGGTGATCGACGACGACGGGACCATTTACTCGCTGGACGGAAATTCGACTCCCAACTTCGTCAAAACCAGCAGCTTCGGCGCTTCGGACATCTCGCTCCTCCGCTTCTTCAACGGCGCGCAGGGCGGCATGGGAAACATGACCCTGTTCATTTCCCCCGTGGACGGGAGCAGGCGCGTCTGTTTCGGCAGCAATGACGGCGCCACCCTGCTCACCGACCAGCGGGTCTACGTCTACAACCCGAGCCTCGACACTTACGACGAGTTCACGTCGGTCAACTCGCCGTTCATCTCGCAAGGCCCGTTCGACCAGGACCTCTACGGGGACATTTGGGGCTTCTCCTGGGACGGCACGACCTTCAAGGCGTGGCGTGTCGTCGACTTCGGATCGGGCTCGATCGCTCCGGATTATTCCGAGGTCACGCTGGGCATCACCGCCGATCCGGGAGTGAGCGCGACGCACACGGATTCCGGATGGGTCGTCTCGCTCGGCAACAACCAGGTGCTGGCCCTGCTTAGCACCGACGACTTCTCCGTGATTACGAGCCGCGACTATGGCGGCGACCCGGCGGGAAGCTCGAGCGTCGCGAACTTCACTCTCGACGACATCCGACCGGGCCTGACCTCGTTCTGGATACCGGCGGCGATCAACGGCGACCCGAACAACGACTTCCAGGGCGTCGAGAAGATCAACGCCGCCGATCTCACCACGCTCGACAGCCACTTGCTCAGCGATTGGGTTGGCGTGGGCGACACGCCCGACACGACGCAGAGCGTGCCTTTCGCCTATTTCCCATCCTACGACGCATTTTACACCGAGTATCAGGATCCGGACACCTTCGACCTTTACTCGGTCATTCGCTATTTCGGAGACGAACCGCCGCCGGGCCCCGGTGTAACGACCTCCCGCGCATGGGGGTTTTCGCTCGACGGGCACGACTTCTACGTCCTCCGGCTCGGCGAGTCAGCGACCCTCGTTTTCGACCTCACGACGCAGCAATGGAGCCAGTGGAGCAACCCTGACCTCGCCTACTGGCGGCCGCACTGCGGGCAGAACTGGCAGGGCATGGCGGGAACGCTCGCCGACGGCGGCACCGATGTCGTCTGCGGCGACGACACCGAGGGCGTCCTCTACCGCCTCGATCCGACCTCCGGGCGCGATGACGACACGGGCACAGGCGATGCGGCGTTCACCCGCACCGTCACCGGCGCGATCGCGCTCTCCGGGCGCGACACGAAGCCATGCGGAGCCTTCCAGCTGACCTGCGCCCTCGGCTCGCCTTCGCAGTCCGGCGCCGCGATCACGCTCGAAACTTCGGACGATTTCGGGCAAAATTGGCTGAGCCACGGGTCTGTGACGCTGGCCGCAGGCTCTTTTAGCCAGGTCGTCGAGTGGCGGGCGCTGGGCCTGATGCGGCAGCCGGGACGCATCTTCAAGCTCACCGACGACGGGGCGACGGTCAGGATCGGCCGCGCGGACGCGCGATGAGCGCGAGCCCGGTCCCGCCGCTTCGCACCGGCGTCAAGATCGTCGACCAGAGCGGCGGCCCGACACCCGCCTTCATCCGCTGGTTCAACGACGCGGTTGCCAGCCTTGTCGCAACGATCAGTTCCGCCAACGCCGCGCAGTCCTCGGCCGACGAGGCGCTGACCGGGCTCGACTCCAAGGCCGACGTCACGCGCCAGATCATTGCCGGGGCGGGCCTGACCGGCGGCGGCGACCTGTCAGCCGACCGGACGCTGAATGTCGGCGCCGGAACCGGGATCTCGGTCGGGTCCGATACCGTGGGCCTGACCAACACTACCGTTGTTGCCGGCAGCTACACCAACACCGATCTCACCGTCGACGCACAGGGACGCATCACGGCGGCCTCGAGCGGGTCCGGCGGCAGCGGCGGCACCGTCACCACGTCGGGAAGTCCTGCCAGCGGCAATCTCGCGAAATTCTCCGGCGCCACGGCGATCACGAATGGCGATTTGTCGGGCGACGTTTCGACCAGCGGCACTCTCGTCGTCACCATCGGCGCGAACAAGGTTACGCGGGGGATGCTCGCTGCAGCCGCCAACGCGACGATCCTCGGTGCAACGGGCGCGGGGAACGTCACCGACCTGACGGCTGCCCAAGCCAAGACGTTCTTGGCGATCGCGACGGGGGACGTATCCGGACTCGGCACCGTGGCGACGCTCGCATCCGACACTGACACGCTGCTCTCGGCCAACAGCGACGCGCGCATCGCCACGCAAAAGGCGGTCAAGGCATACGTCGATACCGCCGTAGTCGGGCTGCTCGACTTTAAGGGCGACCTCGATTGCTCGGCGAACCCAAATTATCCGGCGGCATCGAAGGGCGACGCGTATTCGGTCAGTGGCGCGGGCAAGGTTGGCGGCGCTTCTGGCAAGAGCGTCGATGTCGGAGATGTCGTTGTCGCCAAGGCCGACAATGCCGGAGGCACGGAAGCTTCGGTCGGAAGTAGCTGGTTCGTCCTCGAACACAACCTCACTGGCGCGCTGCTTGCGGCGAACAACCTCTCCGATCTTGCCAGCGCCTCCACGGCGCGGACCAACCTCGGACTCGGCACCATTGCGACGCAGGACAGCGGCAGCGTCAGCATCTCTGGCGGCACGATTACGGGCATCACCGATCTTACTGTGGCTGACGGCGGCACAGGCGCGTCCACAGCCTCTGCTGCCAGGACCAACCTAGGCCTGGGAACGTCGGCGACGCACGCGGCAGGCGACTTCTGCCAGACCGCCAACAATCTCTCGGATGTTACGGCGAGCACTGCCCGGGCCAACCTTGGGCTGGATACTGCGGCCACTCACCCCGCTGGCGATTTTTGCCAGACGTCGAACAACCTCTCCGACGTTGCCTCGCTCAACACGGCGATCAAGAACCTGCAGGCCGAATATGTCATCGGCCAATGCGGTCTTCCGCTCATCATCGTCTCGAGCGGCACGATGGGCAACAACGGCGCGATGTCCGGCGTGGCGTCCGTCGTCACCACGCATCCGAGCGCCTATGTCTATCTCCCGGCCAATGCGATCTCTGCGGGTTCGGCAGCGGGTTTCTATTATGCGGTGTTCTCTTCGGCCACCGCAGCGACGATTTACAACAACACCTATACTCCCGGCACTGACCCGACGATTCCGGGCAGCCCAACGGCATTCTCCACGACGGGGCCGGGCGGGTTCACCCAAGTGGTGACCGAGATCACGGCGATTTCCGTCTCGATTCCGGCAAACTCAATGGGCGCAAACGGCGTGTTCCGCGCGGAGGCGCTTTTCACCTACACGAACAGCGCCAACAACAAGACGCCAAGGATCAAGTTCGGCGGCACGGTGGTGGCCGGCGGCAACAACGTCACCACGACCGCCTCAACGAAAGTGGGCTGCTCGGTCTATAACCGGGGCCACGCCGGTCGCCAGAGCTTCCTGTCGGCCCTCAACATCGGGCCTCATGCTGCTGGCAACAGCGCGTCCGGCCAGAATATAACGATCGACACGACCGCCAACGTGACGGCCATCGTCACGATGCAGCTGGCAAATGCCGCCGACACGATCACGATGGACCATTATTCGTTCATGCTTCGCCCAAGGGCATAGGCAGAAGGAGCCGCGTCCCATGATGAGCCGACTTGAAAAACTGAAGACGATGCTCGCCGCCCGCACCGACGCGGAGGGCAAGGCGATCCAGGGATACGCGCAGAATGTCGCCGACATCCGGAAGGAGATCGAGCGCCTTGAACCTGCTCAGCGATCCTGACGAGCTCGCGCGGCTGATCGAACAGAACGCCCCGGCGGGTTTCATGAACGGTGCGGACGCTGCGGCATGGCTCGCGGACCCGCGCCATTTTGCGCTCCGGCAGAACGACGATCTCGGCCTGTTCGAGGCCGGCGATGAATGGCCGGGACCGCTCGTCGCGCATGTCCTCTTCAGGAGCCGGGGCAAGATTGCGCTCGAGACGGCGCAGGCGATGCTGGACCAAGCGTTCGCCTACGGGGCAACGCGGATCCTCGGCGAGACGCCCGAGCGCTTCCCCCATGCCCTGCTGTTCGCCAGACTGCTCGGCTTCGTCCCCTACGGCCGCGGCGTCGACGCGCAGGGCGAAAACGTGATCCTGTCGGCGCTCAACAACGCACACCCCCAAGAGGACCGGATGGTGGCATAACAGCCGTCTCCGCTCGCCCCGGCTTGAGCGCCTTCCATCATCAGGAGGCTCTTGCTTGAGCGGGGTAATTCAAACACTTTTCGGCGGGTCCAGCTCTAGCAGCAAGAGCGGCAACCAGGCTTATCCGTGGGCGCAGCAAAGCTTCGGATCATCGAGCGCCGACGCCTACAACAGCGGCCTCGGCTCGCTCATGGACATCCTTTCCGGCGACTCGGCGAAGTCGAAAGCCGCGCTCGATAACTGGTGGAACTCGTCGGGCGGCCAGTTCCAGCTCAACCAGGGCCTCGACGCGCTGACCTCCAAGTTCGCGAGCCAGGGCCTCTACAAGTCCGGCGCGGCTGCAAAGGCGATGGAGCAGTATCGTTCGGACCTCGCCTCGACGAAGCTCAACGAATACCTCCAGAACCTCTTCGGCATCGGCAAGCTCGGCCTCGGCGGAGGCTCGCTCGTCACCGACGCCGGCCAATACAGCAAGGGCAAGGGCAGCGAGAGCACCGGCAACCTCGGGGCATTTCTCGGGGCGTTCCTCTGATGGACTATTCGCAGCTTCTCGCCATGTTCCAGCCAAGCGGTGGGGCGGCGCAGCCTGGGCAGTTCGGGGGCAATCTCAACTTCGGTCAGATGAACCCGGCGTTTTCGCAGGGCTTCAACATACCGCAGCATGGCGCCGGTGGCGGCGGCGGCCGGGGCCTCGGCTTGGGCTGGTCGAAGCCGACCGGCTCGGGCCTTTCAGCGATGAACGCGCAGCCGATCGGCATGGGCCACCTGCTGGCGATGCTGTTTCCCGATCTTCTGACGGGGCGCTAGATGGCCCTCGCCGATTTCCTCGGGATGTTGCAACCGCAGCAGCCGCAGCCGACCAACGATCTCGGCTTTGCCGCCGCTCGGCCCGGCTACGGAGCGCAATTCAACCTGCCCTCGGCGCCGGTCCCGCAGGCACAGGCTCAGGGCGGGTATGGGCATGGCCTCGGCGGCATTCTCGACCGTATCGGTGACGCGCTGCTCATCTCGCACGGCATGGCGCCGATGCATTATCAGCGCGCCCAGCAGCAGCAGCTGAGCTCGGCATTGTCGTCTTTCCTCGGCGCTGACCAGACGCTGGCGCCGATCATCGCGGCCAATCCCGAGGTTGGCGCGGCGCTCTACAAAATCCGGCATCCCGAAGACCCGGAACTCATCCGCGAGATGCTTGCCGCGGGCATCGACCCAACCTCAGACGAGGGGAAGGCCATTCTCCGCGACAAGCTGACCGGCGGCAACGACACCGGCAGTATCAAGGACTATCGCTACTATCAGAGCACCGGCGGCAAGCTCAGCTTCGGCGATTTCCTCCGCATCCTTCACCCGCCGGGCGGCGGCACGTTCGAGGAGGACGGAGGGGGCGAAGCAGCTCCGGCGGCGTTGCCCCACGTCACCGACCAGAAGAGCTACGACGCCATCCCGCCAGGCGCGCAATATACGACGCCGGACGGCAAGACGCGCGTGAAACCCGGAGGTCAGACGGTCGCTCCGTCTGGCAACTTTCCTTGAGGGTATCACCGCGCAAAGCGAAAGCGCTGGGCGCGATTTCACTCCTTCCGGCGCTCCCGTCACGTCGCCCAAGGGCGCGAAATACGCGATGCAGGTCATGCCGGACACCGCGCGCGATCCAGGCTTCGGCGTCGCTCCGGCCAAGGCGGACTCCGCTGCGGAGTATGATCGCGTCGGCAGCGAATACCTCCGCGCGCTCCATCAGCGCTACGGGGGCAACCTCGCCCGCATGTGGGCGGCCTATAACATGGGCCCGGGGGCGATGGACCGCGCACTCGCCAAATACGGCGATGACTGGCTCAGCCATGTCCCGCCGAGCGTCCGCCAGTACGTCAGCAAGAATCTCTCTTCCGCGGGGGGTCTGTGATGCAGCAGGCTAACCCTTGGGACAATGATCCTGTCGTTGGCGAAGCGCCCGCCGCTACGCCGCGCTTGAGGTTCGTCCCCACGCCGAAGACACCGACGCCGCAGACTCCGGAAGAGAGGCAACACACGGTCGCCAGCACCAGGAAGACCGAACTCGAGACGGCCAACATCGTCAAGCCGCACGTGCTCACCGCCGATGAGGTGGCCGCCAACCCGACTCTCGATCCGGCGAAAGCATGGGCGATGGACGCGAGCGGCAACGTCAAGACGGTCGGCGACGTCCCGCAGCCGTTCAAGGTCGGCGACAGCAACGCGATCAGCCATGCGTGGTCGGTCCTCGACAGCATCCGGGAAGCGCGCGACCTCTCGGGCAAGCCGCTCGCCACCGGCACGTTGTCGGCGACGGCATCAAACATCCCCGTGATCGGCGGTCTCGTTGGGCAGAACCGCGCGAACCTGCAGACGAAGCTCGGGCAGATCAGCGGCGACCTCCGCCAGCTCGGCATTCGCACCCTCTACGAGCAGACGGGCAAGCGCGGCGTCGGCTCGATCGCCCGCAACCAGTCCGAGCAGCAGGCCCTGCAGAACGCGCTCGCGCCGTTGGGTTTCGTCGACCAGGGCGGCCATATTGCTCCGTCGGGCGGCGCGCAGCCCGATGCGTCGACGCTAGGGCAGGGCCTAGACACCGCCCAGGAGATTTACGTCCGCCATCTCGCCCGCCTCTACGGGATGGACCCGGACGATCCTGCGGCGATCAAATCGATCACGGCGGCAATCGCGGATCCTAACCTGCGCTTAACGTTCGGCGCCCAGGCGCAGCCCGCTTCCAGCACTCGGGTCGGCGACAACGGGATTACCGCCAGCAGCCCCCTGCCGGCCCTGCGCGGTGTCGATCCGGAGGGCCTGTCCGGAACCGAGAAAGCGGTCATCAATCCGCAGCTTGCCAAGATCGCGGGGCCGCTAACCGCTTATCTGAACGCTCCGATCAGGGGCAAGGGAGCGGTCAGCAACGCGCAGATCATCGGCTTCATGCAGAAGAACGGCGTAGATCCGGCGACCACAAACGTCGGCCAGCTTCTCCAGATGCGCGCGACCGGGAAATACAAGGGCTTCACCGTCGACCCGCGCTCGAACGTCCCGCTGGAGGGATTCGCAAAGGCTCGCGCCAAGGTGAGCGCGTCGGCACCAGCTTCCGCCGCCGTTGGCGTTGGTGACGCAGCCACCTTTGGCGCTGTCCCCGATGTCGTCGGCGCGGTCCACGACCTGACCGGCGCGGGGCCGACCCGAGCTGATATCATCCAGGGCCGCAACGCGCTCGCTGCCGAGCATCCGCTGGCCACCCTGCTCGGCAACCTCGGCGGCGCTTTCGCCAATCCCGTTGCCCGTGGTGGCGGCGTCGGCCGCTCGCTCGGCCTCGGCGGCCTTTATGGTTTCCTCGGCAGCGACGACCCGAACATCGGCTCACGCCTCACCAATGCGGCGATTGGCAGCACGGTCGCTGGCGCAACGCACGGCCTCGTCAGCGGCGGCTCGCGCCTCGCTCAGTCCGGCTATCGCGGCGGCAAGAACCTGATTCTGGCGCCGTTGGTCGGCGATCCCGAGCAGCTGGCGACCAATGCCGCGCTCGCCCGCGCCGCCGAGCGGATGCCGACGCAGGACGTCGCTGCAGCAACGGCGAAGGTCGCGGACCTCACTGCCCGGGGCGCTAAGGCTCCGGCAGCTGCTGGACTCAGCCGCGGCGGGCAGGATTATCTCGCGCGCACCGCAGCTTCCTCTCCTGCCGCACGGGCCACAGCGGACCAAGCCGCTGCCGCCTTCCGCAAGGCGCTGCCGCAATCGCTCGCCACCGACTTCGACCAGGCCATTTCCGACCTCGGCCCGGAGCATCTACCGTTCGTCCAGCGCCCGGCGCGCGAGATCGCTTCCGACATCCAGGACATGGCGGGCAGCGAGTTCGAGCGCGGGATCACGCCGATCAAGGGCGAGCAGGTGACGCTGACGCCCGAGCTGACCGGCGATCTCGAGCATGAACGGGTAGCCGGCGCAATCCGCGACGCGCTCGCCAGCCACACGCTCAGCAGCGAGACGAGGAACGAGCTGCGCGGCCTTATCCCGCAGCTCAAAACGCTGACCGCGGCGCCCGAGATCGCGCGCGGGGCTTATGCGAAGGGCATCGGCCTGAGCGTCGACAGCGCCCGCAACATCGCCACCGCGCTCGACAGGACTGCGGGAAAGCTCGCGGACGGCTCCGAAGGCCAGGTCGAAATGTCGCGGCTGTCGCGGGACATTCGTGGCGCGATTGCCGAGCAGTTCCCCGAATATGCGCCGGTGAATGCCCGTTACGCATCGCGGATGCGGGCCAAGGAAGCGCTCGACGCAGCGCGCCGCAACTTCCTCGGCGAGGCCCCGGAACAGATGGATGCGCTCGCGAAATCGGCCACGCGGTTCACCGACGTTCCGAACGAGCCGGAATATCACGGGCCGGCGACTGCCTATGATCGCTCCGGCGAAGGCCCGAGCAACCGCCAGCTCGCGATTGCCGGTGCGAGAGAAGCGGCGGTGACGCGCGCTGGCACGGGAACAGGCACTGGCGGCGGTTCAACCGCAAGGCAGCTCGCCGAAGGACCGAACCAGCAAGCGCGCAATGCGATGGTCATGGGCGACGAAGCCGCCGCCAAGCTCGCGTCCCGAGCGGGAGCGAAAGCCGAGGTCGCCGACACGATCGACCGCGTGACCAGCGGAGCGACCGGCGACCAGGCCGCGAAATGGTGGCAGATCGGCAAGAAGCTGCTCGCCTACAAGGCCACCGGCGGCGCCGGGCATCTTGTCGCGGCCCATGCGGTCGAGGCGATCCCCGGCATGACCGGCGAGGACGCCGCTCGCGTCGTGCGCGTCTATCTCGACGCGGATAGCGCGGACCAGGCGGTGGCCTCGCTGCAGAAGGCCTACGGAGCCAAGAAGGCGCGCTTCATCATGGCGCGCATTGCTGCCGTGGCATCGGCGGCTGCAACCACCAGAGGGTCGCCGAAGTGAGCGCGATCACCTACGCCCTCATCAGCCTGGCGAGCTCGCTTCTCGGCGGCGGCCTCGTCGCGGTCGTCCTCAATCACAAGATCCAATTGCGCGCCGCCAACAGGGTGGATTTCGACACGGTGCTTAGCGCGATGAAGCAGCAGCGCGACGAGGCGTGGGAGCATATCGAGCGCCAGGACGAGCGAATGGCGAACATGGAGAACGAGATCAACGGGCTGCGTATAGCCCGCGATCTCGATCCCTTTCCTCACTGGCTCATTGTCGAGGGGCGTTGTGCCTTCGTTAATCGGCCTTTCGAGGAGCGTTTCCTTGAGCCCGCCAGGCAAACCCACCGGGATGTCATCGGCAGGCGGCAGGAAGACTTCTGGCCGGAAGCCTTTTGCCGAAC